AGTGGCAGTATAATGCCAATAGAACTGACTGGGAAGCTGCCAACTCATCCATTGGTCCTACTGGTGTTGAGTTTGCAAAAGATATTCAAGTTGATGCTGGAACATATATGATCAGATTTGATTATTCATCAGAAAAATTACAACTCTGGAATATATCTACATCAAATGATTGGTTAATCTCATCATCAAGTGCTACAGTAGGATCAGGAATCACTGAAACCTATATCTACTTCTCTCGTGGTGCATCTGATACTGGTGGAAACTTTCTTCCAGCAGTCTCTACTGTTAGAGGACAAGATTATACTCTTAAATCTTATACAGATTCAGATCGTCCTGTTTCAAGTAGTGTCTTTGATGGCACCAAAGTCAATGATGTGTGGAAATCCAATAGATCATTTGTAGCAGGTCAAAAACTTAAGTTCACAGTTCCTACTGCTGCTGGTAATCAGTATTGGTCAACAAACTTCACAGGAACAGAAGATTTAGGTAATGGTCAGAACAATGCCTATCAATCAGGTGAAATGACATGGAGACTCACTAACCAGGAAAGGTTTGTTGCTCATGCCAATGCTGCTATGAATACAGATTATACTGCTATGGATACTAGCACCACCACTCTTCCTCTTCCAGGAAGAAACATGTCTTGGAGATATAATTCAAATAATAGATGGGACTTGTTTGATGAAGACACTGATGAGGTAGTTCTCACTGGTGATAGTGTACTGAGTGGTGATGTGTATCCTTACCTCCTTGCAGTAAATAATTCAACTGATTATATAACAGACTATGTTCAGTTTGAATGGGAGTGGAACAAAGCAGCTTGGTTCATGGAGTATCGTGATTGGTCTTCAGGTCATAATGCAAACACTTATTTGAGTCTGTCTGGAAATGGATTAGCTCTGATGGAAGCAACTAGTTTCCTTTCAACTTTCAGTGGTGGTTTCTACTATCTTGGATCTGAAGTATACAAAGCAACCTGGGGACAGAAGATGAGACCAGGACAAGAGTATATCTTTACAATGCCAACTATCAATCAGCACACTTCTACTAAGAACAATTTCAAGATTGGTGTTTTAGATAGCACTCATAGACAATACACAACAGCAATTAATTTTAATAGATTAGGACAACCAAAGAACCAGTCTGATCAGGATCTTGGTTTCACACTTGCTGCTGGTATAGGCACAGTAACAGATTGTGCTGGAGCAAGTATGAGATTGAAGTATGAATATTCAACTAACAAACTTGTCTGTGACAGAGTGGTTGCTGGTGTAAGAACAAAGATTGGTGAATCCACATCAGCACTGGATGGCAATCCCATCTTTATTACTATTGGTGGTGATTCAACCAGACTTCCTGCTGCAACTGGTGTTGAGTATTATGGTTGGGAAGTTGTTCATGAAGGTGTGGGACACTATAATCCATGGGGTAATTGGAGGATTGGTAGTTTCCCAGAGAATGAAGGTCTTGGCGTGGGAACTACTGCTGGTGTACTTTCTTACAAGGCAGACCAAGTATGGAGACATAAGGATGGTCTTCCTGCTGGATACAAGATGCACTGGACATTACCTTCAACTCAGATCAATGGTCAAATTGGACAATGGGCATCCACAAATGCATCATCTGGTTTGACTAATGTTGAAAACTTAGACACATATTGGGACTGGAGTTGGCAGACAAATACCAGTGAAGAGATTGATGGACTGAAAGGATGGACTTTCAATACTAGTAATTCCAACTATTCTGCAACCAAGTGGACTGATCCAAGTCCTGGCAATACCAAGTTCTCCATTAGATACCATAGTGACAATTCACTTGACATCTTTGATGAGTCTAATAGTGCAGTCATTGCTACCAAGGATGTAAATGGTGATGGTAATCCTATCTTCATCAGTTGGGTAGCAGGTGGTGCCACTCAGAATCAATCACAAATGCAAGATGACTTCTTTAGTGGTGGTGATGTTGGCATAGCATTGACCAGTGCAACAGTTTAAGGTATAATATTCTTATACATACATTCAACTGATGGAATTTTTCTCTGTGGAATACTGGCAAGAACACTGGGATACACTTATAGAAAGGGTTGAGAAGGGAGAGACAATAGGAATAATTAATGAGGATGGAAATAAGGCAGTGATGGTCCCAGCGGATGATGAAATCATACGCATGTATAGAGATCATAATGAAGCTTCTTGAGGGACTGTCGCATATTGGTTAATGCGCTCTGCTTATAACGGGGTCAACTGGGTTCAATTCCCAGCAGTCCTATTTGCAGGTTTAGCAATCTGGTGAATGCAGCAAACTCATAATTTGCCTAAGGTGAGTTCAATCCTCACAACCTGCATGGACAGAATCCTGACTGTCCTCTTGACCTGAACACTCAGGTCTCTTATAATATCAGGGTACAAGACAAGGACAATGACTATTACTTCCAAGTTCAAGAAGGACATCAACACCCTGCAATCAGCAGTCAATGGAGATTTCTTTCTTGATGTAAAGAATCCAAAACTTTACAAAAAGGTTCGTAAGTTTTATGAGAACAGTGGTGTAGTATTCTCTGGAGATCCTCTGGATGATTATGACATTTTGATTGACTACATTGCTGCTGATCTTACTCCAGTGGAAGAATCATGAAAATGAAAATCCTGCTTGAGCAATTTCCATATCGTTATGTTGAGAAGGGCACCATTGAACTCAATGGTATGCCTGATTACAGGATTCAGAAAGTAGATTCCTATACTGGAAAGTACAAAGACATGTATCTTTGTGACAACCAAATGCAGATTCTCACTGCTATGGAAGATTTTGAATATACCAAATGGTTAGATCCAGATGGTGTACCCTGCTATGTGAAAGATGTTGCAAAACCTCAGTCACGGATGGACTAAAACAGCACTGGTCGGGATGGTTGAACCCTCCGCTGGTTTCTTGCTTCCAGTAAAGAGCAAGTGGCGTGCATGATCCCTCAGGGTGGTAGAGATACCACCCATTTTTTTCTCTAAATAAAATGAGACGAATTATTGGTTAAAAAATGGCAACTAGAGGAACAGCAGCAAGATCTGCATCAGGTGCATCCATGTCAAAGTATGACGTGGAAGTAGAGAAAAGACTTCAAGAACTTGAGTCAGAGATTGCTGTGCTGAAGAAAAAACTTGAGGAGCATGAGCATGTAACTTCAGCAGCTGCCCCTGCTGCTGGTATTGAAGAGAAGTTTGATACTCTGGTAGGTATCCTTAAAAAGGCACCAGGTTTGAACATTGAAAAACTGTCTAAAGGGACACTCTGAACAATTGCCTCATTATCATGAAAATTGGTTTTAATTGTAGTTCATGTGACCTGTTTCATGCAGGTCATGTGACTATGCTCAAGATGGAAAAACATATGTGTGACCATCTCATTGTTGCACTTCAAGTTGATCCAACTATTGACAGACCAGGTATCAAGAACAAACCCACTCAATCTGTATATGAGAGGTATGTGCAACTGCAAGGTTGTAAATATGTTGATGAAATCTTAGTATATGAAACTGAGAATGACTTGCTTAATCTCATCAAGACACAGACTATTCACATCAGATTTTTGAGTGAGGAGTATAAGAACATTGACTTTACAGGAAAGCAATATTGTATTGACAATGGTATAGAAATTCATTTTCATAAAAGAGAACATCAATATTCCTCCACTGAGTTGAGGAATAGAGTTTATGAACTTGAAAGGCAGAAGAGAGAAGAGAAAGGTATTAAAGACATCACACAGTATTCTCCTGAAATTTTAGGAAAATACATTGACAAATGACGTCAAACTGATAGACTACATAGTAAGCAATCATCATTTTTTATGGAATACAAAAAGACTGCACTTGTGCTTGGAGCAGGTGGATTTATTGGCAGTCACATGGTAAAGAGACTGAAATCAGAGGGATACTGGGTGCGTGGAGTTGATCTCAAACGTCCAGAGTATTCTGATACTGAAGCAAATGAATTCATTCAAGGTGACTTGACTGATGTCTCCCTTGTGCATCGTGTGATTAGATTCACTGGTTATCTTGGTAACTTCTATGAGCATGTTGCTGAGAAGTTTGCTCAACCATTTGATGAGATCTATCAGTTTGCTGCTGACATGGGTGGAGCTGGTTTTGTATTCACTGGTGAGAATGATGCTGATATCATGCGTAACTCTGTTACCATCAATCTGAATGTTCTTGAGGAGCAACGCAGGTTTAATGAGAGTCATGATGTAAACCAAACAAAGATTTTCTACTCTGGTTCTGCATGTATGTACCCAGAGCACAATCAACTTGACCCTGATAACCCTGACTGTCGTGAAGAATCAGCATATCCAGCAGACCCAGACTCTGAATATGGGTGGGAAAAACTTTTTTCAGAGAGACTCTATTTTGCTTACAATCGTAATCATGGTATCCCTGTTAGGGTTGCAAGGTATCATAATATCTTTGGTCCAGAGGGAACCTGGGAGGGTGGAAGAGAGAAAGCACCAGCTGCAATCTGCCGTAAAGTCGCTTACCTCCCAGAGGTGGGTGGATGTGTTGAGGTGTGGGGAGATGGCTTACAAACTCGTTCCTTCCTGTTCATTGATGAATGCATTGAAGCAACTAGAAGGTTGATGGATAGTGACTTTATGGGTCCTGTGAATATTGGTTCAGAGGAGATGGTTTCAATCAATCAACTGGTAGAAACTGCTGAAAAGATTTCTGGTAAGGTAGTCAAGAAGATGTATAAACTTGATGCCCCTACTGGTGTGAGAGGTCGAAACTCCAACAATGATCTCATTCGTGAGAAACTTGGTTGGGACTATTCTCAGACTTTGGAGGAAGGTATTCGCAAAACATACAACTGGATTCAAACAAAAATTGAGGAGAAAGCAAATGGGAATAGCTATTGATAAGATCAAAGAACTGGTAGGCAATAGAGATAATCTTGTTATTTTTGAGGTTGGATGTGCTGATGGTACAGATACAAAGCAGTTTCTAAGTCAATTTGGACCAAACCTCAAGATCTATACATTTGATCCTGACCCCACTAATATCAAAGCAATGTCTGCTGAGGGTGGAAAGGATGTGAAGAATGTTCCTAACAACAAACTCAGATCTGATGGTCGTCATACCTTCACTCCTGTTGCAATTGCTGAGAGTGATGGAAAGACAACCTTCACAAGATCTAGAAACACCAATGCACCAGGTCAAGGACGTGACTTTGGTAGATATTCTGGTTCAATCTATGAACCAAAGACCATCATTGATGGTGGTCCAAAGGGAAATAGATGGCCATTCATTGTCTATGATGAAAAGATTGAAGTCTCCACAAGAAGTCTAGATTCTTTCTGTGCTGAGCACAACATTGATCATATTGACTTCCTGTGGATGGATGTACAGGGTGCTGAAAAGTCTGTGTTTGCTGGTGCCTCTGAGATGAAGAGTAAGATTGATTACATCTACACTGAATATCATGAGGAGGAGATGTATGTTGGGGCAACAAATCTTCAAACTATTAAGGATATGCTTCCTGGTCATGAATTAGTGTCTGATTGGAAGTACAATGATGTGCTTGGTGGAGACGCACTGTTCAAGAGGAGAGGTTGATATGAAAATATATGATGTATTTCTTTTTGGTTATGAATTAGATCTGTTGGAGATTCGTTTGAATCTCCTTGATCCTCATGTTGACTTCTTTGTTTTCAGTGAGGGTGCTAAGACTTTCTCTGGTGATGATAAAGGTTATGTCTTTGATATCACTGATGAGAGATTTGCTAAGTTCAAAGATAAAATCATCTACACTCAGATCACTGAACCTACTGCTGAACAACTTCAAGCACAAGGTTCAAAGTATAGAGTGAAGAGAGAATCTTTTATGAGAGATACTTTCTACAAAGACAGTATCATGAGTGTTCTGTTAGCAAACTGTTCAGATGAAGATGTAATTATTTGGAGTGATCTTGATGAGGTTCCTAATCCTGAAGTGATTGCTGGCATTCAGGAATTCTATAAACCAGGAACTGTATTCAATTTTGCTCAGGATAATTATCAGGCAGCACTGAATTGGTTTGAAACATCTGGAACAATTCACTCTCAAACTAAAGACTTCTCATATGCTGAGGAAGGTCCAAGGTGGATTGGTACAAAGATGTGTGACTTTGCTACAATCAGGAAGTATACTCTGACTCAGATGAGACAAGAGTTGAAGACAGAGGAGAATCTTAGAATCTATCCAGGTGGTTGGCATTGGAGCACTGTTGGTAGTGATACTGTGGGTTCTATGTATGATAGAGTCTTGAAAAAGATCAAGGCATCTGCTCATACTGAACTTAATAATGAACAGTTGATTGGTGAATTGGAACAGAGAATCATTGATGGTAGATCACCTCTTGGTCAAGACAATGCTTCTTATTGTATCACTCACTTTGATGAAGATAGATATCCATCATATCTCATTGAGAATCAAGAGAAGTTTGCTTACCTGATCAAATGATTGTAACTGAAATTTACAGAGGTGCTGGTCTTGGAAACCAGATTTGGAATCTTGTAGTATCAAGAATCCTTGCTGAGCGTCATGGTTATAAGTGGGGTGTGAAGAAATCCACACCTTACAAAGCAAGAAAGTTTATGCCTGACTTTGACTTTGGTGAGGAAGTCATTGGTGGTCACTCTCCTAGGGAGGGTCAAACACCAGCATCTCTTCCACAGGGTGTGACTCATTACATCAAAGAAAGGATGGACATGTTACCACAATGTGGTCATACAGGTATCTTCTTTGATCATAACCTATGGAATCATTTGCCTGATAATTCAAAGGTTGATGGACTGTTTCAGTGCCTCTCATACATCAATGATAGAAAGGATGATGTGAGAGAGTGGTTGAGTCACAATCTTGATGTTACAGAGTATTCAAATGAGAATACTTGTGTGATTCACTTCAGAGGTGGTGAGTATCTGACCACAGCATCATGGGTTCCTGCTGAGTTCTATGCCTCAGCAAGAGATAAGATGCTGATTTACAATCCAGACATGAAGTTTGTGGTGGTTACAGATGACCCTGCTAATGCTAAGAAGTTTATTCCATGGGCAGAGGTTGTTGGTGCTACTACATTGAAAGAGCAGGAAGATATTGAGCAAGGAACAGGTTTCTTCAAGTACAAAGGTGGTAATATTGGTGTAGATTATTCCATTCTACACAATGCTCAGTATGTTATTATGTCTGCATCTACCTTTTCATTCTGGCCTGTCTGGACAAGCACCAAGGCAAAGGAAGTGATTGCCCCTAAGTATTGGTTTGACTATAAGACTTCTAATGGTTGGTGGAGAGGTGATGATATGATTGTCAAGGAGTGGAACTACCTTGATACTTCTGGTGTTCTTTCCAATGGGGAGAAGTGTCAGGAAGAGTACAATAATTATAAAGCAAGGAACCCACACATCTATGGCTAAACTTAATTTATTTGGTGCATCTGGTTATGTTGGAAGTCATTTTTCTCAAATGTATCCAGACCTAGTTGTGAAGCAAGACAGAGAGGATAGAGTTCCTAAGACAAACAACATCCTCTACATGATTTCAACAACTGATAATTATAATGTCCATGCTAATATCACACTTGATGTTGATACTAATCTCAAAGTATTGTGTGAAGTTCTAGAACATTGTAAAAAGAAAAACATAGTATTCAATTTTATCAGTTCTTGGTTTGTGTATGGTACAGTGGATTTGCCTGCTACTGAGGAGACTCCATGCAATCCAACAGGGTTTTATTCAATCACTAAAAAGTGTGCTGAGGATCTTATCATCTCATTCTGTAAAACATTTGGTTGTAAATATAGAATAATAAGACTGTGTAATGTGATTGGTGGTGAGGACAATTCAATCTCACGTAGAAAGAATGCCCTCTCTCATATGGTCAATTGCTTGAAAAATAATGAGGACATCTATCTCTATGATCATGGCACTCCTGTGAGAGATATTATGCATGTTGATGATGTATGTTCTGCTATCAAATTGATTTGTAAAAAGGGAAAGCACAATGAGATTTACAATGTAGGAAGTGGTTTCCCCACTAATATTGGTGATTTCATGCATACTGCTCATATGATCCTTAAATCAAATGCTAAGATTTATGGTAGAGAGGCAGCAGACTTTCATAAGATTGTTCAGGCAAAGGATTTTTACTATGATACTACCAAACTTCAATCACTTGGGTTCAAACAACAAGTCCCAACAATAGATATCATTAGAGAACTATGCTCAACTTAAAAAAGGTTACTTGCTTAGCAATAGACAATACACCAAGGGTGCCTGATACTATCAAGGCACTCCATACTTGTATGGATGCAGCAGAATTTGGTGAGGTGGTGCTTGTTACATCTCAAAAATACATTGATGAGTATGATGATGAAGAAGGTATTACATTTGTTCCTGAGTTCCTTCCTGTTAAAAATATAGACAAATACAATGAATATGTTTTATACCATCTATACAAACATATAAAAACAGAGTTTGTTTTACTAGTACAAGATCATGCTTTCATCATCAATCCTGATGCTTGGAGGGATGATTTTTTTGATTATGATTACATTGGTGCTCCTTGGCCTTACAGTGAAAGAGCATTTGTTACACCATATGGTGAGCACATAAGAGTAGGTAATGGTGGTTTCTCTCTCAGATCAAAGAAACTCTTAGAAGTTCCACAGAAAGTTCCTGTACCATTTCATGTAGCAGATCAACCAAACTTCTATAAGACATTTGGTGGAAGAAACACTAATGAAGATGGTAATATATGTGTACATAACAGACATATTTTTGAAGGTCAGGGATGCAAGATTGCTCCACTTGAAGTTGCAAAATATTTCTCTTATGAGCAGACAGTTCCTGAAAATCATGGTATAATCCCACTGGGGTTTCATGGTAATCTACCACCAGGTGTGGAGATAGAGGGTTACAACCCAAGATAAATACCACAGATAAAAATTTATTATGTCTTTTACCTATAATGCACCTTCCTTTGTGGAGGTTGATAATGTTTTTCCAGAAGGACCAAAGAGAACAGACAGAAATACAGCAGCATATACTCTTAATCACAAGGTATTTGGAGAGAGGATTAAAGAGTTAGGAGGAGAGGGAGATATTATTGAATTTGGTGTTTGTTCAGGTGGTACTATTCTGCCTATTGGACAAGCAAATCCATCCAGAAAAGTGTTTGGTTTTGATCACTTCAAAGGTCTTGAAGTTACTAAGCAACCAACTCCTAGTTACGCTGGATGGTCAGAGGGTGCATTTAGAATTGGTGATCCTGGATATGTTTGGATCCCTAAGACAGTGGAAGATGTAAAGAGAAAGTGTTCTGTCTCTCCTAACATCAAAATCTTTGTTGAAGATGTTCATGAGATGGTAGAAAAAGAACCATCTGACTTTGGTATTAGTAAGATTGGTGCTGTTCATATTGATCTAGACATCTATGAACCAACAGTCTCAGCATTCAAGTTCATTGATAAGTGTGAATGGGATGAACTGTATTTCAGATTTGATGACTGGCATGGTCATGAACCTGACTATGATCATCATGAGAGAAAAGCATTCAGGGAATGGTTGACCAAGCATGGTTATAAGTTTGAGATCTATGAAGATGGAATTAGTGCTGGTGCCAAAGTATGGAAATGAATCTCAATGTAACTGAGCATGGTACAAATCCTTTTGATTATTGGGTTGTAGATAATTTTCTGGATTACTCAGTTGCAAAGGATTTAAGTGCTGAGTTTCCAGACTATGAAAAGGAAGATTGGTTTGCTTATGATGGTTGGATTGCACAGAAAAAGATTTGTAATAAGTGGGACAAGTTTCCACCCCTAACTTATAAGACTTTCTTTAATCTCCTGTCCACTGACTTCACTCAGAGACTATCTGATTTGACCAATAAGAAACCACTCTACCCAGACATTGGTCTTCATGGTGGTGGGTGGCACATGCATGTAAAGGGTGGTAACTTAGCAGTACACCTTGACTATTCTAAGCATCCAAAGATCCCACTACAAAGAAAACTAAACCTGATTCTTTATCTTGAAGATGGTTATGAATCATCATGGGGTGGTGATCTTCAACTCTGGTCACATGATGAAGAGAATAAGAAACCAGGTGAGATGGTAAAAACTATTGAGGCAAAGTTCAATAGAGCAGTTATATTTGACACCACACAAAACTCATGGCATGGTATCCCTACCAAACTTGAATGTCCAAAAGGTAAAGCAAGAAAGAGTTTTGCTGTTTATTATATGACTGATCTTTCTGAAACTGCTGTTGATAGATTCAGAGCACACTATGTAAATGTAGAATAATGAAAGTATCAGTTGCTGTCCCTTGTTATGAGTATAATGGTAATGGTGTAAGGTATCTTAGTGACCTATTCAGAACCATACAAAATCAAACACTGAAAGATGTTGAAGTCGTAATCTCTGATCAGAGTATTGATGATGAGATCATGGACTTCTGTATGGATAATATCTTTGATCTTGATATCAAATACATCAGAAACAAAGAAGGCAGAGGCAATGCTGCAATTAACACTAATGTAGCAATGGATAATTGTAAGGGTGAAGTTGTCAAGTTGATGTATATGGATGACTTCTTTGTTCTACCAACTGCTCTAGAGAGGACATACAAGTATTTGATGGCCACAGACAAAATGTGGTTAGCTTGTGGGACAATCCACACAAGAGATGATGGTAAGACATTTGACACCACACTTATTCCAAGATGGAATGATAATATGCTCAAAGCAAGGGGCAACAATACCATGAGTGGTACAACTGTGATCTCATACAAGAGAGAAGGTATGAATGTTAAATGGGATCCTAAAACCTTTGGCTTGCTAGATATTGATTTCTATCATAGTATGAGAGCAAAGTATGGTGATTGCCTTATTATGGGTGAAGTTCATGTGTGCCAGAGGATCAATCCTGGCAACATCATTTCTACAAAGACAGAAGAGGAAATTCAAAAGGAGTTTTCATACTGTAGAGCAAAGCATGGTATTAAATTATGAAATATTATTTTTCAGTTGCTGCAATCTTTAAGAATGAAAGTTGGAATCTAAAAGAGTGGATTCTCCACTACAAACATCATGGTGCTGATCACATCTACTTAGTAAATGATTTCAGTGATGATGATTACTTGTCTGTCCTTCAACCTTTTATTGATGAGGGATATGTAACTCTCTTTCAGAACACAGTTACCAAGAGATATACAGGTAGACAGGTTGATCTGAATAACAAATACTTCAGACCCATTTGTAATGAAACACAGTGGATTGCTCAGGTTGATCTTGATGAGTTCCTGTATAGTCCTAAGTGTGTGGATTTGAAAGAGATTCTGCGCAAGTATGAGAACTATGGTTCTATTGAAACAAACTGGGTTTGGTTTAATTCTAATGACCATCTTCATCACCCTAAGACTGGTCTTGTTCAAAACTTCACTAGCAGAGCAGCATATCAAGACAAAGTGTGGATGACTCATAGGTCACGCAGTGCTACTAATGGACAAGAGGAACCTGAGTGGTTTGAACTCTGGGCACCAAAAGCAATTGCTAACACAAGTTATAATGTCCAATCATTTAACATACATAAAATTATCACAAGTGGTCCTTCCATCAACCTTTCATTTGTAGGTAGACCTGAGGATCCAGAACTCTTGAACAATCATTATCAGATTCAGTCAAGAGAGTTCTGGGAGAAGGTAAAGATGACCAGAGGGGCACTTAATAATTGGTATGCTGCTAATGCTAGAGGATGGCATACCTTCTACTCACTTGATGTGGGAAACACTATTGATACTAGACTTGCTGAGCAGAACAAGGAGATTGTATTATGACTATTGGAATGAACAACTTGGGTAAGACAGGTGGTCTTGGAGAGCAATTGTTTCAGTATGCTTCTCTGGTTGGTATTGCTAAGACTAGGGGGTTTGATTTTAGAATCCCAGAGGGAACTAAACTCAGTGAATGTTTTGAAATGCTTCACTGTGGAAATAGATATGGATTGATTGATGGTGGTGAAGTTACCATTGATGATGACAGTGAATTTTGTTACTCACTTATGAATGAGTGTCCAAATCATGTGACTTTGAGTGGTGCCTTTCAGTCTAAAAACTACTTTGACTTTGCTGATGCTAAAAGATTATTGAAATGGGACTTAAGATTCAAGAAAGAGATTCTTGAAAAGGTAGAATCAGACTTAGAGGAAATGGAACTGTCTGAAAAAGTCCCTGAGTATGATGATGAATATCATAAATTGTGTCTTATATCTAAAAGACCTGACCTAGCAGATGACACTCTGCTATCATGGTGGGGTGTATGGATTTCTAAAAATGTAGGAGCACTGAAATGAGCACTGCTGTAAATATAGGATCCCCTGGGGTTGCCAATAGAATCAAAACATATGTGTCATGTCTTGGAAAGTATGA